GAACATGATCCTATTGATGTACTATCGCACATGTCTCGTCTTCTTGACGAGCAGAACATTCCTGAAGAAGGTCGTTGGTTTTTAGCCTCGCCTGACTTCTACGAAGTTCTTGCAAGTTCATCTTCTAAACTTTTGTCTGTTGATTACAACGCAGGTCAAGGTTCTATTAGAAATGGTCTAGTATCTTCTGGTAAATTGCGTGGATTTGAAATGTACAAATCAAACAATATTGCTGCTGCATCTAATGCTGCTGGCAAATGTTTGGCTGGTCATATGTCTTCTACTGCAACAGCACAGACGATTACAAGTACTGAAGTATTGCGTGATCCTGATTCATTCGGTGACATTGTACGAGGACTCCATGTTTATGGATCCAAAGTACTCCGTGCTGATGCGTTAGTTTCTGCTTTCTACGGTATTGACTAAACTGACTTGGGAGGTGTAAAAACCTCCCTTTTCTTTTTTAGAGTCAGGTTTTAAAAAATAAATAACAAGAGGTAAGAATTATGTCAGCAGTAAATATTAGAGATACTGGTCGCAACTCAGCAAGAACAGGAGATGTTCGTGGACTCGCTGATCGAGTTGAAACGACCAATCCAGACCAACAAGTAATACAAGGGGATGTCACTGTAACTACAGCTACTATTGCTGTAACAGATGATACAAATACAGATGTAAGTTTTGTACAGCCAGCAGGTACTATTATTCGTAATTTAATTGCTATTCCAGCAGGCAACATTGTAACTGGCGGATCAAGTGGTAACGATGTTGATTTTAGTTTAGGAACAGCAGCAGGTGGTGGTCAAATTATTGCTACTGAAGCTATCCTTGACGATGGTGGATCAGCAGTAACTTGGGCAGCTAAAGCTCCGTTGTATATTATACAAAATTCACACGGACACGCAGCAAGCCAGTTTGTAAGTACTTCAGTTACTGCAGGTGTTGTAGGTGGCCCCGCAACTTCAGAAGCTATTGTTATAGCATCTACGTTGTACAGTGCAGCAGCTAGAACATTACACGCTAGACTCACACCTATTGGTGCTGACTTAGCTACAGCAGCTACAACTGTTAAGTATATTGTACAATTTGAACAGTTAGACTAAGCCTATGCCACAGTTAGGTAGCGACAAAAATCCTATGATCCTAAATGGCTCTAGTAAGCCGAAAAGCTCTAGAGTCTTAGGATTACTAGGTACTTCGTATTCTGGTGAAGCTAAACAGAATTACAATGATAACTACGATAATATATTTGGTAAGAAAAAAGGTAAGTAATGGCTACTACATATTTAACATTGACTAACGAAGTATTACGAGAACTAAACGAAGTTCAACTAACGTCAGCTAATTTTGCAAGTGCTGTAGGAATACAGGCTTTTGTAAAAGAATCTATTAATAAATCATTAAACGATATAGCTAACGAAGAACCCCAACTACCTTTTTTTGCTACCGCAACCAGTGGAGATACTGATCCTTTCTATGGGAACGTAAATGTATCTACTGTTGCAGGTACTCGATGGTATCTTCTTAAAGCAGGTAGCTCCAGTATAACAACAGATTATGCTGCAATAGATTGGGATAACTTTTATCTTACAACAATAGGTGTTTCAGGAGAAGCTGCACCTTTTGTATCTAAAGGATTAAGATTTATAACGCTTACAGATTGGACACGTTATATTAGAGATTCAGAAAACGCTGACGATGCAGACACACAGAACTATGGAGAACCTAAATACGTTATTCGTAGTCCTGATAATCGTAAGTTTGGTATAAGCCCTATACCCGATAAAGTCTATAAAGTTTATTTTTATGCTTTTGCTTCTCCTACAGAACTTGCTGCACACGGAGATGTTATAATACTACCCGATCAATACGCTTCTGTTATTACAGCTCGTACACGTTACTATGTGCATCAGTTTAAAGAAAACTTACAACAGTCGGCTTTTGCATTAGATGATTATAAAAAAGGAATGAAAAGAATGAAATCTAATCTTATTAATCCTCAACCTAAAAATATGACAGACGATAGAGTTTATTTCTAGTGGCTGCATCACAGCCTTTTTCAGTTGCACTGCAAGGTGGTTTAGATAAATCCAGTAATACTATGGAGCTTTTAACAAGACCAGGAGTAGCAACTAGATTATCTAACTTTGAAATCTCTACACGCGGTGGCTATAGACGCATTAACGGCTATACGCAACTAGGAGATGGTACAAGACCTAATACCTCTAATGAAATATTAGGTATGACTGTATATGCTGACGGTGTAATAGCTTCTTCAGGTACTAATATATACTTTAGTCAAGACGGTGATAGTTGGTTACAGATTAATAAAGCTAGTGTAGCAGGTGGTGGAGATAACTTTAGTACCTTTTCAGGTCGTAGTGCTTCAACTAGAACTTCTCAAGGTAAAGCACACTTTGCAACCTTTGAAGGTAATACTACATACGGTGAAGTTATTATTACTGACGAAGGCTCTGGAGTAAAACCTTTCTATTTTAAGATGACAGGTACTGGAGATGCATTAAGTAGTAGAACTTTTTTTGCAAAAGAAATAACAGTAAGTGGTACACATTTCCCTAAGTTCTGTGTAATCCACGATAAACATTTAGTAGTTGCAGGTGCAGCTACAGCTTTAAATACTATATTCTATAGTGGTACAAGTGACATAGATGATTTTACTTCTACAGGATCAGGCAGTATTGTACTAGACGATCAAGTAGTAGGTTTAAAATCTTTCCGTAACGAGCTTTTTGTATTCTGTAGAAACTCTATATATAAGTTACAAAATATAAATGATTCAAGTACAATAGCAATAGTACCAGTTACAAAGAACGTAGGTTGTGTAGACGGTAAAACTATACAAGAGTTTGCAGGTGACTTGCTTTTCCTCGCTCCTGATGGTTTCAGAACTATTGCAGGTACAGCAAGAATTGGTGACGTTGAGTTAGGAACTGTTAGTAAAATGATACAACCTATTGTAAACGGAATATTTGATAACATTGTTGATTATGAATTTAGTAGTGTAGTACTTAGAGATAAGTCTCAATATAGAATGTACTATAGTGGTTCTGCAGAATCCACATTAAACTCAAAAGGTATTACAGGAACTCTCACAGCTAGAGGATTTGAATGGACAGAAGTAAGAGGCATACAAGCCCCTGCTATAGCTTCTGGTTTTAACTTTGCAGGTAAAGAAAAAGTTTATCACGGAGACAGAAACGGTTATATTTATAACCACGATACAGGAAGTTCTTTTAATCCTGAAGGAGTTCTAACAAGTATATTAGCAGAGTATCAATCACCTGATTATGATTATGGAGACTTTGGAACTTTAAAAACTTTAGATCACGTTAAAGTATCTTTAAGACCAGAAGGAGCAACAGATCCTACATTAAGAGTTAGATTTGATTTTGACACTACAGATAGAATACAGCCTCCAGATGTTTCATTAGAAACAAACGATCCTGCTATTTTTGGTTCTTCTATATTTGCAGCAACAGTTAAGTTTGGTGCAGCAGAATCTCCTTTAATAAGACAAAGTGTACAAGGAAGTGGACACAGTAACTTCTTTAAAATTTTTAGTGAGGACACAAATGCTCCTTACACAATAAATGGATTATATATAAACTACAGACCATCGGGAAGACAATAATAATAAGAGAGAATTAAATTATGGCTCAAACATATACTAGACAAAGTTCGATAGCAGATGGAGATACTATAACTGCCGCGCTTTTTAACAATGAATATAATCAACTTTTAAATGCTTTTGCTTATAGCTCAAGTAGTGCTTCATCTACAGGCCACAGACACGATGGAACTGCTGGACAAGGCGGTAATATTCATACTATTGGTGACTTAGACTTTTTAAATAAAATTGTTGCAGACAGTACTAATAATCGTTGGGGAGTCTTTGTACAGGTATCTAGTGCAGCCGTAGAGCAAGTAAGAATATCTGACGGTGTTGTTTCTCCTGTTACAGACAGTGATGTTGATCTAGGTACAAGTTCTCTTTATTTTAAAAATGCTTACATAGATGCTATAACTACTACAGGTAACGTAGCTGTAGGCGGTAACTTAACAGTTACAGGTACTACAGCTTTTAACGGTGGTACACTTACTCTTGGTGATTCTGCTGCAGACAACGTAGTCTTTGGTGCAGACATTAACAGTAATATAATTCCTAACACAGATAGTGCTTTTGATTTAGGTAGTTCTTCACAGGAATGGAGAGACTTATACTTAGACGGTACTGCACACATTGATACGTTAGACGTAGATGTAAACGCTACTGTTGCAGGTACATTAGGTGTTACAGGTATTGCTACTTTTACTGATGATATTATTATTGGTGACGGCAAAACAATAGGCTCTGCTTCAGATGTAGATGCTATAACAATAGCGTCTAACGGTCAGCTTACACTTACACAAACTTTAATTGGTACAGCATTAGACATTAGTGGTGACATTGATATTGATGGTACATCTAACCTTGATATTGTAGACATAGATGGCGCAGTTGATATGGCTACTACACTTGCAGTCGCAGGTAACGTAGACTTTAACGGTGATCTAGACGTAGACGGTACTACAAACTTAGACGTTGTAGACATAGATGGTGCTGTAGATATGGCCTCTACCCTGGCGGTTGCTGGTGTTTTAACAGGTGCATCTCTAGATATTAGTGGTGACATAGACATAGACGGTACTTCAAACTTAGATGTTGTTGACATTGATGGAGCTGTGGATATGGCTTCTACATTACAAGTAGATGGTGCTATAACTAATAGTTCTACTATAGTTTCTGCTGGAAAAATAACTTCCGATGCTGGTATAGATATTGATAACTTTAACATTGATGGTACTACCATAGCTCTAAGCTCTGGAAATATGACATTAGATGTGGCAGGCAACATAACTCTTGATGCTGACGGAGGCACAGTTACTTTTGCTGACGCAGGAAGTTCATTAGGAACTATTACATCTAGTGGGTACTCAGGTACATCTGCAATAGCTACAACAGTTACAATTACAGACAACGAAAGCACCAACGAAAACAACGCTATTATCTTTACAGCAGGTGGAGACTTAGACGGTGGTAACTTAGGTTTAGAATCAGATGGTGATTTAAAATACAACCCAAGTACAGGAACTCTTTCTGCTACTAATATCTCTGTTAGTGGTACACTTAGTACTGTAGACTCAGTTACTATGAGTGCTAACAATGCTGTTATATTTGAAGGCGCTACTGCTGACGCACACGAAACTACACTTACTATTGTAGACGCTACAGCAGATAGAACAATTACTTTACCTAACGTATCAGGTGCTGTACCTGTATTAGCCGCAGCAAGTAATACACAAGTTACTTCAACACCTGAAGAACTTAATGCCTTAGACGGCATCACAGCCGTAGTAGGAGAGCTTAATGCTCTAGACATAGGTAGTACAGCAGTAGGTACTGCAGTAGCTTCTAAAGCTGTTATACTGGACTCTAACAAAGATTATACAGGTGTACGAAACCTTACTATAAGTGGTGAGCTTGATGCAGCTACGTTAGATATTAGTGGTGCAATAGATGTTGCAGGTACAGCCAACCTAGATGTCGTGGACATAGATGGTGCGGTAGATATGGCAAGCACTCTTGTTGTTGATAGCACAATTAATACAGTAGGCATAACAGGCCCTAAAACAAACTTTGTAGGCAGTATGCTTATCAGCAACGATGCTGGTACAGGCACACTAGATGCAGCTTCTAACAATACAGGTTTTGGTAATGAAGTATTTGATGATCTTACAAGTGGTGATGCTAATACAGGTGTAGGCGCACAAGCATTATCTAAACTCACCACAGGAGGAGCTAATACCGCAGTCGGTAATGATGCTCTAGGAGTTAACACAACTGGTGATTACAACACAGCGGTCGGTAAAGGAGCTTTAGATGCCAACACGACAGCAGACAACAACAC